AGTTAAATGTGAGGAAAAGTGGCGTAATAGAAAATTGTATGAGATTAAAGATGAAATACTTGACCACATTAAAAAAATGAAAGATACTCGCAGTTGGAAAGAAGGATACGTACCAGCAACGACTACTTACATTAATCAGTCTAGGTGGAATGACCCTGTAGAAGAAACTATCAAAGTTAAAAACGCATGGGATAATGCTAAATGAAAATTGGAGAAGCGTTAGATAGATTAACAGTTAGCAAAGAAACCATTACTCAATATTTTAATAATGAATATGGTTCTAGTGAGTTCTTAGTAAAAGACAGTTCTGTGTTTGCAGAGGATGTTGTTAAATACTTTTCAGAAGAAATGTCATCTGGTAAGTCTTTAGGGTTTGTTAAGAGTGAACAAGACTTTAGAGTAAGACCATCTGAGCTTACAGTAGTAACCGGTGTCAGCTCACATGGTAAAAGTCTATGGCTTTCACAGGTTATATTAGCTCTTATGGGTCAGCAAACTAAATGTTTAATTGCTAGTTTAGAAATGAGGGCTGTACTTACTATCAGCAGAATGATTCAGCAAACTTTAAAATCTACAGACCCTACAGATGATTTTATTAGAAAATTTTGCAGTCGTGCATCTGACAAACTATGGATATACGACCAAACAGGCAGCACTACCACAGACGATATGATAGCAACATTGTATTATGGCAAACACGTTTTGGGAGTTGAAGTATTTGTGATTGACAGTCTTATGAAGATGAGTGATATATCTGAAGACAATTACGAGAAACAAAAATTGTTTATAGATAGACTTGCTACATCTTGTCGTGATTTACAAATACATATATTCTTGGTTGCACATACTCGTAAGATGGCAGATGAAACATTAGCACCGGATGCTACGCACATTTTAGGCTCAAGCCATATTCGTAATTTATGCGATAACATCCTATGTGTTTACAGATGTAAGAAGAAAGAACGTGATATTGAAAGCGGTGAAAAAACTGCTGAAGAATTAAAAGGTGTTCCTGATTGTGTGGTATATTTACAAAAACAACGTAACTATCCTGTTGAAGGCAGTTGGGGATTTTATTTTGACCAAAAAGGTTTAAGATATAAGGAGAGTCCATGACCATAAATGATTTTATCAAAGAATGTAAAAAGCTATTCGGAAATGATATAGAATACAAAGCAACTTCTAAAGACGGACAAGTATTTAAAACGAAAGGATGGAGAGATGATAAAGTGGGCACTAACCAAAGACAACTTACCCCAGCTTATAGAGAAACTAAAAACTCTTGACTTTACTAAACGCTGGCGTGTAACAGTAACAGACGCTAAACTTAACCGCAGTCTTGAACAGAACGAAAGGTTATGGGAGCTATACACAAGTTTAAGTAATCATTTGGGTATTGAGAAAGACCGTATACATGAACTTTGTGGCTTTAAATTTTTACGATACCAAACTGAAATAGCAGGTATGCCTGTAGAACTTATAAAGTCAACAACTAAACTAACCACAAGTGAGATGACAGAATACCAACAACAGATAGAAGTATGGGGTCAGACTATGGGTTGGGGTTGGGATTATTAGTGAACTATAGAAACCCTAAGTTACTTAAACTAGCAGATGGAGCACCATGTATGATGTGTTCTATTCAAGATGGAACAGTAGTATCTGCACACTCTAATCAATTACGTGATGGCAAAGGAACAGGTATCAAAGGACACGATTATCGTATAGCGTTCCTATGTCACCAATGCCACCACATGATAGATAATGACAAGATGTTAGATAAATATGATAGAATAGCAGCATGGGAAGAAGCACACCGTAAAACTATAGGCTGGTTATTTACTAACAACCATATACAAATTAAATGAATAAAATAGAATTTGGAGACTGTAGAGAGATAATGTCACGCTGGAAAGATGAAGGCATTAAAGTACAAACTTGCGTTACATCACCACCTTATTTTGGTTTAAGAGATTATGGGCATAATGGTCAAATTGGTTTAGAGCAAACAGTTGGAGAATACGTTGCTAATATGGTAGATGTATTTAGACATGTATGGCATATTCTTGAAGATGATGGAACTGTATGGTTAAATTTAGGCGATAGTTATTATAATTACAGACCCGGTAAAGGACAGTCTTTAAATAAACAAACCATAGCATCTAATGACCAAGACTTACCTTCTGAATGTGCAAGACGTGGTAATAAATTAGAAGGATTAAAAGAAAAAGATTTAATTGGAATACCATGGCGAGTAGCATTTGCTTTACAAGAATTTGGATGGTATTTAAGACAAGACATTATTTGGCATAAACCAAATCCAATGCCTGAGTCTGTTCGTGATAGATGTACAAAATCACATGAGTATATATTTTTGTTATCTAAAAATCCACAGTATTATTTTGACAATGAAGCTATAAAAGAACCTGCTATACATTCTGATAGAACTGCTGGAAATAAAAATGCACAAAAAGGTACTGGTGTTGATAAAATGGATACAAGAAATGGCTTGCTTAAAGCCCAACAAAAAGTATATGAGTTAAAAAATAAACGTGATGTATGGTCAGTCAATGTTAGACCTTACAAAGGTGCACATTTTGCTACATACCCAACAGCTCTTATTGAACCATGTATTAAAGCTGGTAGTCGTATAAATGATATTGTGTTTGACCCATTCATGGGAAGTGGCACAACTGCACAAGTAGCTAAACAATTAGGAAGACAATATCTAGGTTGTGAGTTGAACAAAGAATATGAAAAGTTACAACAAGAAAGGATAGGTAATGGGTAAAGGCTCTGGAAGAAGACCATTGTTAATTTCTGAACAAGAAGCACAAGATAACTGGGACAAGATATTCAAAAAGGAAAAGAATAGTGATGACGTATCACCACATACTTATGAATACGAACTAAATAAAAGTACAGGTTCTGTAGAAAAACGATTTAAAGATGGCATAAGTAAACCTAATGGAGAACAATTTGGCGAAGATTAGCCCAACGCAGTTGAGCTTGGCTCAATTACGAGCAGATGGATGGTTTTGTTGGATTACTGAACACTACAACTTTTACGCAAAAATTCGCCAAGACCTTTGGGGATTTGGAGATATTTTAGCTTTAAAGCCAAATCAAATACTATGCGTGCAAACTACTACCGCTAGTAATATGTCTGCAAGAGTTAAAAAAATAGCTGACCATGAAAATGTAGGTTATGTTCGTGATGCAAATATTTTGATACATGTCCACGGCTGGCACATGGATGCAAAAACAAAAAAATGGACTTGTAAAGTTAAGGACATATCATGAACACCAGAGATAAAATACTAGCTTATCTTACAGAGCCTAAAGCTATAAAAGAAATAGCAGCACATGTAGATGGTAATTATCACACCATTAAAAATTTGCTTGTTACCATGAAGATGGAAGGTCATATACACGCATTCAAAGATAACGATAATAGACTTATGCACTATTACATTCCACAACCACATCCATTACAAGCTATATTTGGACACACAGCAAACTTCACAGAAGACCAAATAAAAGGTGTCATAAGTCATAATGCAGATGATGCTAAACATAACCTTCAACAAAGAACTACACAAGAAACATTTGGGCAAAGCGTAGCTTATACGCTAACACAATATGATTAGTATGGAACGCTTATTGTCTATCCTAGATGATTGGGCTTTATGGATGAAAACGGATAATCACCGTTTAAATTATCCATCTAAAAGCATAGGCATGTCATCCGGTGGTGAGTCAACTTCAGAAGCGTTTGAAGAAATGTGTTCTGCCCAAGATATGTCTAATGTTAGAACCATACACGCTATTGTGCACAGCTTAGAACAAGGACAACAAGACGCTATCTATGCTAAATACTTAGGTGCTAAACCACCATTAGCTTTTTACTGGCAATTAGACATGGCATACGATAATCTTTTGACAATTGCAGAAAGACGGATAAACGCATAATGTTGTTGAACAGATATAGCAAAGTATGCTATAATACTACTTGTTGGACAACTCCTGTCCGTTAATAACGTAATCCCACAAAAGCCTGACTGCACTCTCTCCGTGGTTGGGCTTTTTCTTTTTATGAAACTATCTATTTGCGAACAATGCGGTGAACCTTTTGACTTCACCGAGTATAGCCTGTGTAATGATTGCAGATATGACCACCGATTTATTAAGTTAAGGAAAAGCTATGAAGAAACCAACAACGAAAAAGGGCAAGATGGCGAAAGTCAGCAAAGTCATGAAGGAATTTAAAGCAGGTACTTTAAATACTGGTTCTAAAAAAGGTCCAGTTGTTAAAAATCCTAAACAAGCTATAGCAATCGCTTTATCACAAGCTGGTATGTCTAAAAAGAAAGGTAAATAATTATGCCAATGGTCGGAAAAATGAAATTTGCTTACACCGAAAAGGGTAAGAAAGAAGCTAAATCATACGCAAAGAAAACAGGTAAAGCTATGACAGCTAAGCCTAT